ATGACAAAAGTTCAAATACACATACACATAACCGAGCATGCGTATGATCGGGCAAAAGAACGCCTCGGCTGGGATCGTAAGGCAACCAACCGCACCGTAATGAAAGCATACGTTGCAGGCTTGCAGCATAAACGCCTTGCACCAAAACTCAAACGGTATGTTGATGGGTTATTTATGCAAAAAGAACTCTGCAACAACATTCGCATCTACGGGCAAGTAGTGTTTTTGTTTACCGATAACCGGCTTATTACGCTCTACCAATTACCAAACGAACTAAAACCACTCTTAAAAAAATGAACCTCTATTACATATCCTCACCGGCCTTTACCGGCAATGCCGAAGTGCTGTACGATGCAGAAGGTAAACTCATCCGCATCGATCTCAGCAATACCAACATGAACCTTAACCAGGTGCAGAAGTTTAAGGAGCGTGTAAGTGCGTTTGAACAATCGCTCAGCGAAAGCTTTAGCGGCACACAGGTAACCATTGTACAAGGCACTTACGAAGTACCGTTCGATACCTTTTGGAGCAAGTACGGCAAGAAGATTAACAAAGTGCGTTGCCTGCCAATGTGGGAAAAAATGAACGCTGCCGATAAGGTTGCCGCTGTACAGGGTATTGATCCGTACAATACATTTTTAGCTACACAGCCGGGCCGTAAAAAACTCGATCCTGAAAACTACCTGAAGCTGAGAGCTTGGGAGAATCAATGGCAATAAAAAATATACAGCATGAAACTATATACAACAGTAAAGCTGCCTTCAGGTATTCTGGTTACAATTTACGAACCAAACGGCCCTGTATTCTTTATGGTAATGACAGAGTCGAAAGGTGACCTTGGTTTGTTTATGAAATCGCTGATCAAAAATATTGTTCGCTTCGAAGGGCAACAATATTCCTATGAACAAATCGAACAGCTTTCTTTTTCTGACTTGAATTATCTGGTTCAAGTGATTAATCCACTTATAGAAGCAAGCATGGACGATAAATAATTATTCATCAAAAAATACAAACATGAAACGGTGCGGCTTGGCGGTCGGGCGGTATTTGAAAAACCGCAGATGAACAACCGATGCAGCCGATAGTAGCACAATGACGAGGATATGCACTTGTCCCCCGACTGCTGCCAAACCGTTTGTTGTAGGCAGTACGGGTATAAAAAGTAAACTTTTAAAATTATAAATATGAATAGCAGAACAGAATTTGAAATTACAGGCTACATAGAGCTTATCTATGATGAAAACTCAACTGAGTTTAAAGAAGCGTTGGAAGGGTATAAAAAATGTATTGACAAAACAGGCACTAAGGAAGATATGCTAAAGCATACTGCATTTTACGTTACCCGTTTCGGAACAGATGGAATGGTTGAAGGTGTTGGCTATGTCGGCTATAATGGTCGTAAACCAACAGAAGAACCGTATTCAGGAATAATGGTCAGTGAAGATTACGATGAGTTTGAATTTAATGAAAGGTAGTATTGCCTACAACGGATTAGGGCTTTGTGCTGTTTGGGATTTCAAGGCACAAAAGTTCAGTTTAGCACAAATGTTTAATAGAAATCCCAATGTTCAATTTAGTACATCAGCCCAAATAGAACAAAACCCCTGTTATGGGCAGTTGCGGTTTAATAACGAGAAAGTAAAAATGGATATACAAACTACATTTTGGGAGAAGCCCGTTTTAGAAGCAGACATAGTTTATACACCGAACTATGTTAGTGAACACATTGTGCGTTGGCTAAACCCAAAAGGGAAATGCTTAGACCCTTGCAAAGGCGATGGAGCTTTTTTTAATTATTTGCCTGAAGGAAAAGACTATTGTGAAATACGAGAAGGCAAAGACTTTTTTTTATATGAAGGCAAAGTAGATTGGGTAATTGGAAACCCACCCTACAGCATATTTGAGGACTTCTTAAAAAAAGGCTTTGAGATTGCTGACAATGTAAGCTACTTAGTGCCTACAAACAAAATATTTCAAAGGCAAATAATTATGGAAATGATTAACAAATACGGAGGGATAAAAAGCATAATCATTTACGGAAGCGGTCAATTAATAGATTTCCCTTTTGGGTTTTCGGTTGGCAACTTCCATTTTGAAAGAGGATATAAGGGCGAAACCAAAGTGTTAATGGGGATGAAGTCCATTTTTAGCACGTCAGGTAGCAATTGCCCATAACACAGTATTATGCGTCATTCAATAAATTGAACAATCATGTTAGTCAATAAGATATGCGAACATTTGAGCCTTCGAATTGAAAATGGCGAGCTGTCAAATACCGACATGGTGCAAATTATTGAACACATCGGTGCTTACCTCAATATTGCGACTGTTCCCAACTATGCGAAACAGAATAATATGAGTTATAACGGAGTGAAAAAGTACAGGCATGTAAAGAAAATATTCAATGTAAAATTTGTAATTGATAATGAGTAACATCACCCGCAACCAGCTTGCAGCCTTTTATGCACTGCTTACCGAGCATGGTTTAAGAGACGATAAAGAAGACATTGTGCGCAACATAACCAACAACCGCACATGCAGTGCCAGCCAGTTAACATTTAAAGAAGCACAGGATTGGATAAAAGCGATGAATGAACAGAAGAAACCGAAGGAAGATCCACGGCAGCGGATGGTGAAGCACATTATAGCAATGGCCACCGAAATTGGCTTTGTAAAATGGGTGCAAAAAGTAGGTGCCGATGGTAAACTTAAAATGGTGCGAGATTATACCGACCTGCATGCATGGATACTTAAATACGGCTACCTGCATAAAAAGCTAAACGACTATACCTACGAAGAGCTGCCAACCCTTGTAACCGCTTTTAAAAATGTATATCTTTCAAAACTTAATGCGCAGAAATAACTACCATAAAGAAAACGCAATGATGGGCTTGGTAATAGTCATTATCATTCTAATTTTCTACGGCCTAAAGTACCTGTACACCCTTTTTTTAAATAAATAATAAAAATCAAAAATGAAAAAGATCACCATGTTATTCCTGTTGCCAATTTTAATGGCTTGTGGCAATCAAAAGAAAGACTTTACCAAAGTAACTGAAGGAATGACAACAGATGAAGTTGTTAAAGTAGTTGGAGAACCTGAGCAAAAGCAAAATATTGTCTTCGGCGATATTTGGATGTATGAAACACATGTTGTTTCATTTGTTGCTGGAAAAGTTATGGCTGTAAGAGATAAAGCTGAATTTCAGAAAGATGCTGTTGAGGCTTTTGAAGGACTAAAAGAAAGCAATGACCAGATGAAAGAAGGCAAACGTAAATGGGATAGTATTCAAAATGGACAATAAGAAACTCCCGCCCCGGCACATCGCCGGGGCTTTTTCATGTCAAATATTTTGGCTTTTTTATTAATTTGCAGTCATGCGGGGTTCACAATCTCTTTTTGCTGACATCGTTTTTAACGATACCCTTCCTCCAAAAGAGAGGAAAGGCCGTAACAATACGTTGCAGGTAAAACGTAACGAATGCCTTATTGATCGGTACTTCTTCTACGCCAAACTAATTGGCTACAATTACCCCAAAGTGCTTGAAATGCTCGAAAGTGAATTTTTTCTTTGCATCAGCACCATTCCGCAGATCATGGAAAAGCCCGACAATCAACTGTACCTGCGCCGCCTTAAAATGGAACAACCTACCAAGCAACATTTTGAAAAAAAATGGCCGCATATTAAGTGGGCTGCTTAATTTTAACCAATGAGTAATCCAGGAACAAGAGAGTGGCATGCAGCAATAATAAGCTTTAAGCATAAAGGGGAAACTGTTGTGCATGAGCCAAAACCATTTACTATGGAAGACTTAGTAACTGCAAAAAAGCGTTTTGAAAAACAAGCAATTCCCCAAAAGTCATTTCCTACAATTTATTCCGCAGCTCGTTTATACCCTTCTTGTCTTCAAAATATTCGAAGGGCAATGCGTGTAATGTATCGATTAAAGAATCGTTAATCGATATCAATCTCCGCATCCAGCTCCATCGGTACTTGCAGTTTGTAACTTTCTTTCATTGCACTATCATCGTCGTACCTTGTTGCAAACAGCAGCACCCGCACACGAAAGCTGTCTTCTTCACGCCGCTCTTTTACTTTGCGTATTCTTGTTAACGGGCTGCAAAGTCCATCAGCATCCCAGCCTTGTAATGCTTTGTACACTTTCTGCTCCAGCTCCCAATAGTAATTGCCTTTGGCACGTACCGCTGCCGGTTGCAGGTTACTCGTATTGCTGAAGGGGTTAAAGCCAATACGGATCATTACAACAGTGTTTGCTTCCTGCACCAATTGCAGCTGATCGGTAAAGTTGGTGTCATCAATATCAATCAATGCACAGGGCCATGCAACCGGCGGACTTATTTCATAGTTCTCCAGTTGCCCTAAATCCCAATTGAGGTATTGCAGCTCCGGTACCTGTTCTTTCAGGTAAGCAACCAGGCGTTCAAAAAACGTTGCTTCAAAACTTAAAAATTCCTGCTCTGCCATTATTGAAAAATTTTGTTGAGTGATCGTGTTATTTCTCTTTGCAATGCATTTGCCAGCACAGGGCTGTCCTGCATGCTCTCCGGCATAAACTTGCGTTTAGGTATGTTCATTTTCCGGGTATGCTCTTTTACTGTGCTAATGCCCTTTACAACGCTCACCGTCTTCATCCGTTCTTTTCTTGTTTTAACACTAAACCTGCCGGTGCCTTGTTTTTCTTTGCCCATAATGCGCCGCTGGTGTTGTTTTACCTTTACGGTGCCACTGAAACCACGGTTATGCACGGCCATATACAGTACATCGTTATACACCCTCGTTTGCGCCACACCTGTAGTAAAACTGGTGCCACGCCGCCCACGGCCCGTTTTAACCAATACGGTGCCCTTCCTTGCGTTCTTTTTCCAGCGTTGGAATGTTCTGCCTTGCCAGCCTTGCGCCCGGAAATTGCCGTTTACGAAGCGTACAGATATAACACCGGCCCGTTGCGGAAAAACAGCATTTACATAATGCTTCAGTTCCGTTTGTTTTTTCTTCAGCTCTGTTTGAAATTGTTCCGGTGTCATGTATCTTTGTGCGGTAACCGGAGGTTCATATAGGCAGGCTAATCACCTGTGGCTGTAGTTCCTCCGGTTATCTGTTTATATACAGTAATTCGCCACGCCTGAACTCTGTGGCTCGTTCTTCAGTAAGCTCGTACATGGTTTGTGCAGTCATTACACCTTCCTTGTCTTCAACCATCACAAGAATCGGCGCATCGTTGTAATACTTGATGTAATGCCTTGCAATTTTGTTTCCGCTACGTCTTACACTCCACAGCTCATCGGGCTTGGTAATGATCTCTGTTAAATTGGCTGCATACATCCATCGTTCTTCATTACTGTTTTTGAGAATGTGTTCTTTGAAGTAAGAAGTAATTGCTTTGTTGTTGCCCGGTGTTTCAGGACTATCAAAGAGAATATGCACACCTGTTTTATCTTTCAACACAAAGTTGTCGCTGCGTTCAATGTTCACCTGGTCTTTCCACCATGCACGGTATTCCTGTTCGCTTGCCATTTCTATACGTGCGGGAAAACTGTTTTGATTGTATTGATGCTTTACACTTGGTAAACCGTAATTCTTGGTTGCAGTAAGCTCTTTTGGTGCTGCGTTGAAATAGGGATGATCATTACTTACCACCACTTTATCAATACCTGCATGTTGTTTGAATAATGGGTTCCTAACAGCATCTTTTACCATACGACCGGCAGTAGCATCATCGGTAATCTTTGCATCAATGCCCGGTATTAAATGGCAACGGCAGGCCCAATCGAGCGGAGGCCATATTTGTTTTACATACGGTGCATCAATACGAAATGTTAATCCATCAAGCTCCGCATGTGCCGGACGTACACGATCATCGCCTACAGTAGTAAACTCTAATACATCAATACCGTTCTTTACAAAGTCATCATACTGTTTACCCATTTGCGCAGCAGCAGTAAATGTTTCATACTCTGTTTTCAACCATGTTTGGTTGAACTGGATACCGGCATCGAGGCATTTGTTGCGGAAGTCGGTAAAGTCTGCAGCATCGGCCATTAAGCTTCGCATGTGCAGCATTTCAGTATAACTTTTAGCCGCACTGAATGCGCTTAAGTTTTGCTGATAATATGCTTTAAGTGTGTTACGTCCATCGGTAATATCAAATGCTTTACCACCTAAACCTTCGTCAATGGTTTTTAGAATGTCCTTACTGGTTTGCTCAAACAATTCTTTGGGTATAGTGCCGGTCTTTACTTTACGTTCCCACAGATCAGCCGCCAGTTGATCGAGTATAGCATCGTAAGGCCCACCATTATCTGCTAAGGAAGGAAGCGATATATGACCGCCACAGTTAGGGCATACGCTGCCGTAACTGGCTGTAAGCTGTTTGTACACACGCCCCGAAAGATCATCGGGGCTTACTCGAAAAAACCAAACCGTTGTAAAAATGCACGTGCTGCACCCTTCACACGTTTTACAATCGGCTCATCATCTTCCAGCTCTTCAAATTCTTCAAACGCCTGGTTGTTTACTTTTGGCTTTGGTTTGCGTGTAGGTGTAGGTGCAGGAGCTGGCTGTTGTTGCGCTGCTTTTTCTTCATCCATTTTTTTGCGCATAGCATCGTAGTTGGCAGGCTTTGGAATGTTGAATGTTGTGTACCAGTCATCATCTGCCACAGGCACTTTCGCACTTACCACACTCCATATTTCGCTTTTTGTTTTGAGTTCATCAAGATCAATATCCATTTCAAAAACAAAACTACCACCATCACCCGGAGCAACTGGATAACCATAGGATTGCAAAATAACTTTGAATGCATCGCTGCTTAGAATGTTAGCCATTTCAGCAATGTCATCTTTATGGATTTCTTTTTGCTGTTTGCCATGCTCCTTACTCTTTGCATTGCTGCCACCGTTATCGTTACTGGTTGTTTCTGTGTTACCAAGAACAACAATACTCATTTCGTTGTTACAGGTGTTAAACATTACCTTATGTACCTCGCCATTTCCATTGGTTACATTATCACCAATAATCTCTATTTGCGCCTGCGATGGTATGGTGATGCTGAGTGATGCTCCAGCCTCTTTTAATGCACGTTTAAGTTCTTTTTTTGTTTCAACATCAGCGGCATCGTATTTACCAACACGAATAGGTTGTCCATACAATTCAATGTACTGTGCAAGATCGCTAAGGCTCCCGCTTTTTAAAATAGCATAGGGGCAGCAGCGCAACAAGAATCCAAAACGTTTTATATCCTCCAGTACCATTACATTCCAAACACCCTCATACGAAGTGCCCGTCCATCCATTCTGTTCTGTTGCAATGATTTTGGCTTCCGGTTTAATATGCTTTCGTGGAATAACCTGGTAATCGAACCCTGTGCCAATAGTAAATTCAAAGCCTACAAGGCCGTGTGATTTCTTTTCAAAAAGTAGTTCAATAAATTCTCTGAACTTGATACTTTTAATCAGATCATCCAATTCCTTAACACTATTCCCATTTACCTTGTAATGAAGCTTTTTGTTTTTTACACTTTTAACACGCTTATCCATGATGCCAGTTAAGTGACCATCAAGTATGATGCGCTCATACAAATCATAAAGGTTTGTACGATTTGGATAACTGATTTGCTCAGCCCTTTGCAAGGAATTCCACCATTTACTGATGTCGGCCCTGCTGCGGTCAATTGTTTGCAGAATAAGTTCTGTCATTGTAACAACAACCTTCTGTTGTTCGGGTGCTGTAACTCGTTTTACTTTAGCCATTAGTTCAAGTGTATTAAAAAGGGTTGTGCAAGTAGTGTTGAAAAAAAGTACTGGCAGGCTCCAAATTGCAGCCTGTTAAAAATCTCCTGCTGGTATTCTTTATCTGTCATCAGTAGTAGTTATTGCGTTTTGGATTACTGTCCCACTGTATGTTACTGCTCTCATCGTAACCATCCTCATCATCTTCATCAACCGGCATTGGCAGCTTCGGATCGCTTTTGCCACTCTGCACCATTGTAAGCCACTTAATAGCATCCTCATAACGGGTACGTGCAACTTCCATTTTTATATTTGGGTTGGCAAGGCATACCAGTTGCCATACAGCAATGTCTTTTACTTTGTTTTTGAGGTTCTCATCTCTGTGGGTTGGTTCAATTTCATCTGTACCAAAAATGGCCAACAGATCAAACCGGCTGAGATAGCTTTTTGCTTCAGCAATTGCAGCGGCAATGCAGCTGGCAATAATTGCAGCATCTTCACGCACAATCTCTTCTTTGTTCTCGCTGTAAATGTGGGTGTCGAGATCACCCGATAATAAGTAGGGCATATTACCAGTGTTTTGAACTTTTTTCTATAAACACAGCTTCAACATCTGCGCCGTGATTCATAAAGATTAATTTTTGATCGATGATGTATTTACCACCCTCGCAACAGTCGGGGCCGTCGAGATTCTTAGAGGTTGGTTTAGCATTCAGAAATTGTTTTTCCAAGCGCTTCATATGCGGATCATCCTTCTCATCTATATTTAGTATAAATCTGCCTTGCCTTACTACTGGCTCCAGTGCGGCTTCAATACGTACCCATTTGTCGGGCTTCTCTCTTGTATCCGGTGTTATGGGTACAAGTAGTTTGTTTAGCTCTTTTGCCTTGCTTGCAAACAACGGCAAGAAAACCTGCTCGTAAAATGGGTCTTGCAGTTTGTTATTCTCAATTACAAAAAATGCTGTTGTTTGTATGCCCACATAATCTTTTGCCAAATAGAACCACTCAATAAAATTGGCGTTTGAAGTATTATCTAACCATGCTTTGTACACGTAGTAAGTGTTGTTTAATGCGCCAATAAGCGTTAGCGATTTAGCAGAGTTTTTCGCACCGCTTTTTACTGTTGGTTTATCCTTGTTGCTCGTGGCAGGATCGGCATATGCTACAACGAACTGAAGCTTTTTAAGCGGAGGACATTTTCCCCATTTCATTTCTTTAAATGTTTTACCCTGGCTCATCGGGTTGTTGAAATACTCTTGCTGTCCGCTTTCCCAGCTGATCGAATTAAGTATATCATCAATGTCCTGTTCGCTGTTCTTTTCGGGCCATGTAGATTTACCAAAGTCATCCCGGATGTTTACAACTTCTTTTACTGTTGCTTTTTCCTGCGCCCTCAATGCAAGGCAATCCTCGGCAATGATGTTGTTGTCAAAGTATATCCAGTAATCAGCACTAATGTCAATAGTAGGGATAACAGCTCGTTCTATCCACTTCCAGCGAGCTTCAAGCCTTTCTTCATTTCGGCATACTTCATCATCATCCGCATCGTCAAACCCAACGTGTGTTACACGCAATTCATCAAGCCTTGCACCACGTGGGTTTTGTTCAACACCAACGGCACGAAATACACATTTACTCTTTGTTACAAATTCATCTTCCTTCCATTTGCCACTCCTCTTTTGAGGCCCGTAATCATTAATAATACGCTGGTTGGTTTCGAGGTTGCCACGGTATGGAGCAAGCAAACGAATTGCATTGTCTTCCGTTTTACTTATCAGCAGTTTGTTGACACGTATTTTGAGAACAAACATTTGATAAAATATCTCGAACATGCGGCGTGTACTCTTACTCAATCCTCTTGCCCATGCACGTGCATGATAAATACGTTTTGCATTTAAAAAAGCCTTAGTACTTTTTTTATGAAATAATGCCGGTTTGCAGAAACAGTATTGAGGAAAGTAATAGGCAAACCACTCTTCTTCATTGCCGGGTTTTTCAAGCCATTTAATACGCTTTTGTTTTTCCTCTTCCGTTTCGTTTATATCAACAGGCGTACTGTCACGGATGGATTGAAGAAATTCTTCCCAATCTTCCAATGCCTGCCGGTCTGTTTTATTAGCAAGTACAAGTTTGATGCTCATTTCTTTAATTCAGCGTGAATAAAATCGTTCCACAATTCGGTGAAATCATTCACCTGGTTCATATCGCCTTTGTATTGCAGAAACTTTATGAAGCGCATACCAGCACCAACAATATCCGCTATGGACATTTCAGTTTCAAGGTTGCGTATAGAGGCAGTTAATTTGATGCGCACATCGCCCAGCTTCGTATCGGCATATCGTTTGCCTTTAGGTTTATCCTTGATAGATTCGTTGATCTCTTCCAACTCTTCATAAAAATCGCTGAGTATTTGTTCTTTACCAACCAGTAAGCGGTTGCGCAAATTTTTCCAGCCAAATTCATTCACCCATTTACTCATGGTTGTTTCGCTTATACCTACACGTTTTGCAACAATCTTTTGATCGAGCTTTTGTGTAGTAAATAAGATTTTAGCAAGGAACTGCTTGTCTGCTATTGTTTGTGCTGCACTCATACAGCACAAATATCCCCCACAGCTACGCTGTATGCCCAATTGAAAATATATGATAATACTGCCGCTGTATAGTGTTTATACAATTTCGGTGTAATGCTCAAACCCGCATTTGGCACGGGTTTCAGCCGTTTGCATTTTTACACTCACAACAGCGCAAATGCAAAAATTCTTTGTTACAAATAAGTTGAATGATAACACAGCAGAAATACTGGTGTATGGTTATATCGGTATGGATGATGTTACAGCATCTGACTTTGTAAAAGAATTAAGATCACTCGAAAAACAATACACTAATGTAAACATCCGCATCAACTCCGGTGGCGGCAGCATCTTCGAAGGCTTCACTATGTACAATGCAGTTAAGAGTAGCAAGGCATGGATTGAAACTTATGTTGATGGTGTGGCTGCAAGTATGGGAACAGTGCTGGCTTTAAGTGGCCGCAAAGTTCACATGAGCAAGGTTGCACGCTTTATGACACACCGTGCAAGTGGTTTTGCAATTGGTAATGCAGATGAAATGCGGCAGAATGCTGAACTACTCGAAGGTTTGGAAAACAGTATTTGTGCAGTGTATGCCAGTAAGACCGGCAAATCGGTTGAAGACTGCAAAAAGAAATACCTCGGTAATGCAGACAAATGGTTTTCTGCTGAGGAAGCTCTTGCAGAAAAGCTGATCGATAGTGTTTACGACAGTGATCCTGTTGAAGTGCCTAAGAACGCTTCTACTGAAAAAGAAATGTGGAACGCATACAACAACCGCTTTGCTGCGGTACTCAATCCTCAAAACGAAAATCAGAATATGAAACAACTCTTTCTTTCTCCTGCTGCTATGACAGCACTCGGACTTGCTGATAATGCTGAATCAACAGCAGTTGATACAAAGATTGCCGACCTGGTTGCGAAAGCTGCGAAGGTTGATGATTTGCAAAACAAGCTTACTACTGCTGAAAATGCAAAGACTGCTGCCGAAACTGCAAAAGCCGATGCAGAAACAAAACTCGCAAACCTGCAAAAGCAAACCACTGAAAAAGAAGTAGAGGATTTGCTGAATAAAGCAAAGGATGATAAGAAGGTTACTGTTGATGGTGCCAATAAACTGAAAGAGCAGTTTAAAGATAACCCTGCCGGTTTAAAAGCTGTACTGGATGTAATGCTGCCACAGCAAAGCATAGTAAAAAACCTGAAGAACGAAGGCGGTAAAGAATTGGCTGAGCTCTCTTGGAGTGAGCTGGACAAACAAGGCAAACTGGATGCGTTGAAAGCTGCCGATAAAAATGCCTACTACGACAAGTTTAAAGAGGAGTTTGGCAAACCGCATAACGAAGACAAACGATAAGCTAACCACCACCAACATACAGGAAAAACAACACACAAACTCTCTCACAAAAAGAACACATACAATGAAAACAGTTCGTTTACTCACCTCTATTCTCTTAGCCGCTATCTTCTCTATGGCAATCGAAGTAGCATCTGAAGGCTTCATTCCCGCAGCATTGCCATTCGCTATTTTGATGATTGCCTCTTTAGTACCTATGCCACAGGGCGTTTTGCGTATGGCCTTACAGGTAGAGATTTGGCAAAAGGATGTGGTTGATAACCTTTATAAGGATAACCAGTTTGCACAGTGGAGCGTAAATGCCGACCAGTATGTGTTAATGGGTAAAGTGGTGCATATTCCTGTTGCAGGAAGCCCCGGCACTATTAAGAAAAACCTTACAGTGTTTCCTCAAACTGCTGCAAAGCGTGCAGATACTGAGATCACTTACAACATCGATACGCTGTACTTATTGCCTCGCCACGTAGAGGATATTGAGAAGTACGAAAACAGCTACAATAAACGCCAAAGCATGGTGGGCGAAGATCAGGCCAAGCTTATTCAGGATGGTATGACAAATCTGTTGTACCGCTGGGCACCGGCTGTTGCCAATACCATCTTAACAGAGGGCGATGATGCACCTGCTGCCATCAGCGGTGGTGCAGGTAACCGTAAGAAGTTTACCAAAAAAGCTTTCAAGGATATTAAGAAGAAATGGGATCGTGCAGATATTCCTGTACAAGGTCGTGTGTGTTTGCTCACAGCAGATCACTACAACGACTTCCTCGAAAGTCTTAGCGATGCTGAGCGTACCGATGTGGGCCGTGTAGCAAACCTTGAAACCGGTATTGTTGGTAAATACCTCGGCATTACCATTATGATGCGTAGTACCGTACTCCGCTACCGTGGTGCAGATAATGCAGTTGCTGTAGTAGATGAGTTGGCAGAAGATTTTGCAGCTGATGGAGAAGATCGTGCAGCATCTCTGTTTTGGCAGAAAGACTGCGTTGAGCGTGCATTAGGCTCTGTTAAAATGTTCGACAACCCTAACCAGGCAGAATACTTTGGTGATGTGTATTCAATGAGCCTGCGCTTTGGTGGTCGCCAACGCCGTGCAAGTGGTGTGTATGCTGTAGTGGAAGCACTCGGCGCATAAGTTCTAAACCTTTTGTTTACCGGATAATTATCAAAAGCCCGGTGTGATGAGCCGGGCTTTCTTTCCTAATCAAATTCTTAAACACAATATGAAAAAGTTTCTTTCTGTAATTGCTGTAGCATTTGCTACGCTTACTGTATCAGCACAAAGTTCAAAGCTTGTAACCAAAACAATTACAACTGCCGATACGGTAACGTTCAGCAACGTACCGAGTAAGCTTGTAGCCTTTCAGTACACATTCACCGAAACAAGTGGTACCACTGCCGGTAAGGTAATTTTTGAAGGTACCGTAAACGGTACATGGGTGGGTGTTGATTCGCTTACACTTACTGATGTTACAACTGCACAAACAAAAGTGTTTCCCATTTTATCAAGTAACGGTACAACCTATCTCAGTTATCGTTTCCGAAATACCAATACATCCAGCGCAACAGGTACTATACGTGCAGCCTGGTTGCGAAGAACAGATGAGTAAGCCTCCATAGTAAGATCACTAAAAAGCAATAAAGATGTTATTAGCACAAGCCTCATTACGCTACGCCATTTCTCAACTGGGAGTTAAAGAAGAGCCAATTGGCAGCAACGGCGGGCCGCAGGTTACACAATACCTGAAGTCTGTTGGTTTGGGTGCCGGTCACCCTTGGTGCATGGCTTTTGTTTACTGGAATGTGAATAAGGCTTGTGCTGATCTTAACCTCAAAAATCCATTGTTGCGGACAGGACATGTACTGCATCAATACAACAACACCAGCTGCAAACGCATACCTGCACGCAGCAGTGCTGTTAAACCGGGCGACATCTTCATTATGAAAATTGGCAGCAAAGGTGCAGGCCATACCGGTTTTATTGAAGAAGTGAAGAATGGTTATTTCATCACCATTGAAGGCAATACAAACGATGAAGGAAGCCGTGAAGGTTACGAAGTATGCCGCAGGCAACGCAGCATCAGCAGCATTCATGCAATTATTCAACTACCATAACAAGCAATATGCTGGAACAAAAACTTTCTGAGTTCTTTGAAACTCATCCCAAAGCCAACGAAGTACATGAAGCTCTCGGACGTTTGTTTACCCATAAAGAGGTAGCGCAAAAGTTTCTTGCCGGTGTAAACGGTAAAGCCGTTACCACCTACACACGTAATGGTGTAAAGCATGAAACAAAGAGCGAAGAAATTTATCACGCAATGCTGAACCAGCAAAACGTGATCAACGAAAAACAGCTCGCCTATGAAAATGCGCCTGGTGTAGAAAAGCAACAGGCTATGAGCGAATGGAAGGCTGCACAGGATACACTTAAACAGCTGGAGCATGACTTTAACAAGCAGCGCATTGAAGAGAAAAAAGATGCAGCAAAGCAAGGCCATAAAAAAGAGGTTGCCCCGCCAAAAACTGAAAAGCCTGGTAATACTGATCCTGAGGCATTAGCAAAGAAAATTGCGGCTAAGGAAAAAGAAATTGCCAGTGCAGAAGCGAAACGTGAAAAGGCGAAAGGTGCAGAAAAAACAAAGCTCACCAACCGCTTAAAAACACTGAATGCTGAGCTGGAAGCATTGAAAGTGCAATTACCTGCCGAGCCTGCAAAGGAAGAAGCTACAGCACCTGTAATGATTGACCATGTAGTAACTGAAGAAGATCTCATAAGCAATCCCGATTTGGGTGCAGCTGTTGGGGAGGTGATTCAAATACCTGCACCAATCGATCACAACCCACAATAACCACCCCCTCAGATAAGCAAGCAACCGGGGAGGCCGATGCCGTACACAACGGCGGCTTAAGCCTCCCCAATTTCAAAAGAACAAAAAAACAGTAAGATGTCTTTTCCTAAAGTAACGATCCTTTTTTCTGATGGCAATTTGTTAAAAGACATTGCTGCCATAGATGGTATTGCCGGTATTGTTGGCACTGTGCAAACAGTTGGCCTTATTGGCATACATAACGTGGTTTACAGTTTGAAGGATGCAGAAGACAAAGGATATACAGCACTTGCTGAGCCGGATTTCCACCGCCACCTGCGTGAGTTTTATGCAGAGCTGGCAGGTAACCAGGAGCTGCACATTATGGGCGTAGAAGATACGATGAGCATGACGCAGATGCTGGATAAGGACAATGAGGATGGTGCAAAAAAATTACTGGCTGCTGCAAAGGGCCGTGTGCGTTTGCTGGGTGTATTTCGCAAGCCCGATGCCGGTTACGATGCCGGTGAAGATTTTTATGATGCAGATGTTGAAACTGCATTAACCAAAACAATCACGTTTGTACAGGATCAGCATACAAAATACTCTTACCTCCGTTGCTTTGTTGAAGGCCGTGTGGCTAATGAGGAAAGTGTAAATATTCTTGAACCTAAAACCATTGAAAGCGATTATGCAGGATTGGTTGTAGGTGGAAGTAATGACGATGGAAGTGCAAGCATTGGCACAGCTCTCGGTCGCATGGTTAAGTATGGCGCACATATTAAACCGGGTAAGGTTGCCAACGGGCCATTACAATTGAGCGAAGTGTACATCGGTACAAAGAAGATCAGTGAAATGCTGAACCTCGAAACGCTTCATGGTACCGGTATCATCAGCTTTATGAACCACCCAACTAAAGCAGGTTTTTACATTGGTGTTGATCGTATGGCTAACACCGGCGATTTCCGCATCAGTGTACATGGCCGCATCATTGATAAAGCTGCTGTAATTGTATTAGGCACTTATGTGGATGAGCTGGAAAGTGAAGTTGATATTGTTGATGGCAAGATCAGCGAACTGGATATTGCTGCACTTGAAGGAAAACTTGAAGCACAGGTACGTGCAGGCATGGGCGATCAGATTAGCGATGTGAAGATATACATCAGCCCTGCGCAGGACATTGTAAATACTGGTAAACTGGTGGTACGAGTACGCATTGTACCAAAAGGATATACAACATTTATTGAAGTGGATTTAGGGCTTGCAGCTGCATAAACCTCTTTCCATTAAACAACATACTACACTATGAGCTTTAGTACAAAAGAATGCGCCTGGGCGCAAGTATCAATGAAATTGCTTGGAGCAAACATTATCGGCTTGCGCAGTTTTGAGTTCAAAGAGAATCTTGAAAAGGAGTTGATTTATGCAGCCGGTAAAAAAGCCATTGATATTACAATGGGTAATGAAAGTGCCAGCGGTACGCTTACTCTTTTGAAATTTGAATTTGATAAGATTACCGATGCAGCACAGGCAGCAGGTTATAAGAACATTCTTCATGTTCCTCACCCGGCCATTCTGCTTACAGTAGCTTTTAAGCTCAACCCACAAACACCCATCCGCATTATTGAAGCACCGATGGGTATTGCCATCACCGATCAAACACTTGCAATGGCGCAAAATGCCAAAATGATGGAAGTGCCATTGCCGTGGATAGCACAAGAACTCACTTTACGTGCAGGTACATTATAACGTAAACTAAAACCGCAAATATGTTTCAAACCAATACCAACAAATCAACCATTAAAGAAATCAGGGAAAGAGAACGTAAGGAAAAAGAAGACCTGATTAAAAGTAAGTGTGAAGAGCTGGCAATACAAAAGCTTGGTTCAAAAGAAGCCCTGGTTCAACTAAGTAATAAGTACAAAGGATTATGGTACTTGCCCATATTGGATGAGAATGAAGAAGAAATTATTAAGCTTCTGATTTTAAAACCAATTGACAGGCACATCCTTTCGTATGCCAGTACAAAAATTGAAGATGAAGGTTTGTACATCTTCCTTGAAGCGGCCATGAATGAGTGTGTTATAAAAGAACACAGCGACATGGATGTAATTACGGAAGACGAATACTTCATACCGGCTGCAAACAAGTTCAATAAAATACTGGAAGGTAAAAAAGCCTTCATGGTAAAGAGATAAAAGAAACAGCAGATAAAGCCGATGTAAACAGCATCGGCTTTTTGCAAGCTCTGTTGCAGCATTACAGACCAGGTCTTGATGTTTCTTCCCTGACGGACGAGGAATTTATAAAAGAGGTGGCTTACCTGCTTGTTATAAGAAAAATGGAACAGGCAGATAATGTTACCAAAACACTCAATAAAATTTTTAGCGGTGAATAACAGTGTACTCGAATTTTTTGTAAAGATGAAAGACCTTGCAAGCTCCGGCTTGAGCAAGGTGGCATCTAATGCAAAGAAGATGGCTGATACTGTTACAGGCGCAAATACGGCTGCTGCAAAAACCAACGATAAACTTGCACTTAGTTACGATGGCGTAAGAAGGAAGATAAAAGAAGTTGAGGCTCCTATTGCTTCAAGTACATCCCGATCACATATACGGCAATTACGGACAGAGCTTGATGGCCTTAACAGAGCAGCCCGGATGCATGGTGGTAATCTTGACTTTAACAGTGAAGTTTCCAGTGGATCAGGTATAGGAGGATGGATTAAAAAACTCGGTCTTGCTACAGTTGCTATTGGCTTATTTACAACAGCTTTCTCCTTTGCTAATAACAGTATTAACAAAGCAATGGAGTACGGCAGTACTGTTAAAAGCTTTGAAGTCTTAACTGGTGATGCAGGCCGTGGCCAAAGGCTTGCCGGTGATCTCAACAAACTCCAACAGGATACTATACTCGGGCCTTCTGTTTTTCAGAACGCACAAACGATGATGGGCTTTGGTATCGATCAGCGTGAAGTGATCGGTAACCTTAAGATGCTGGGCGATGTGAGTATGGGTAATACCGAAAAGCTGAATGCCCTTACACTGGCTTACAGCCAGGTGCGTGCTGCAGGCCGTTTAACCGGGCAGGATTTGCTTCAATTCATTAACGCAGGGTTTAACCCCTTAAATGAGATCAGCAAAAAAACAGGGCTTTCTATTGGTGTGTTGAAAAAGAAAATGGAGGAAGGTGCTATTAGTGCCGACATGATTACCGCTGCATTTAAAAGTGCAACCGGGCAAGGTGGTTTGTACCACGATATGCTGAACAAGATGGCCGAAACGCCAGCCGGTAAGCTGGCACAGCTGCAAGGCAGATGGGAAAGTTTTCAAACCCGCTTAGGGGAAACGTTAATGCCGCTTGCAACAATGGCTATGGATTTTGCAGAGCCTTTGTTACAGCTGGCTGAGTTTACGCTGCCGGTTATTAACACGTTAGTAAAAGGTACAATGGCACCAATGAAATATTTGGCAGATCAATCGGGTGAATGGGCTAAGAACTCCCGACTTGTTCATGATGCTATGACGGCGATTAAAGTAACCTTCACTGTTTTTGATCTGCTATACAATGGTGTTGTAAACTCCTTTACTGTTTTAAGCAAGTTTGTTTTAGAGCCTATAATGAACACGTTTGAAAGTATCTATCGTGTTGCCAAAAAACTGTTAGGCTTCAAGGACGAATTACCGAACACATTTGATGCTGCCGGTGGCCCATCTGAATACGTTAAGCCACGTGATTTTAATGCGATGGTGAATCCGTTTTTGAGTGCGATGGCAGCAAAAAACAATGTTGCCAAAACAACAGCAACAGATATTGGAAAGGACAATCCGTTTAAAGCTCTTGGTGGTGGTGATAAGAAGGATAAGAAAGATGGCAGCGTTGCAAGTGGAATTACCGGAGGTGGCCCACGTACTATAAACATAAACGGAGTAACGTTTATGCAAAAGCTTGCAGATAAAGTAGACATCAACAATCAAGGCGACTGGAATACGATTGAACAGAAGTTTCAGGAAATGTTCCTGCGCATATTAAACAGCGGGGCAAGCGTGCAGTAATGAATTATCTGGTTGTAGATATAGCAGAGTTGTATAAACAACGCTTTGGTAAAAAGCCGGTGGTACCTGAAGTAGTGTATGGTGCCGAAACCAACGCATACCAGGTTACTCCCCAGCTTATACAGGCCGAACAGGAGTTTACCCAGCGTGGATCTCTTGTAAAAGAGCGGTACCGTGGTGTGGAGATTATGTTACCACTCCGCTTTTACGATGGAAGCGAATTGCTGATGTATATGCCTTATGCAGTCATAAGCATGAACAACAGCAAGACCATTGTTGAAACTTCTTTGCCGGAGCGTGTAGGAACCGTAAAAGAACAGTGGAGCATTGGCGATTACGAGATCAACATAAAAGGATTTCTCATTAGTGAAAACAGGTTGTTTCCTGAAGAAGAAATAAGCCAGTTGCGTGAGTTGTATGAAGCGCAAAAAGCTGTGACACTGGATAATGCTCTTTCAAATATTTTTTTAAGTAATAAAAATTTGGAACCAAGTGAGCAAAGACGTGTGGTGATATACCGGTTGAACATTGATGAAGTGCAGGGAGGCCGTGAGCATGTTCGCCCGTTTACCATGCAACTGAAAAGCGATACTGTTTTTACACTGGAGTTGAAGTAATGTTTTTAATGACTGCCGATATTATTGTTGGGCCTTATAAGCCGTTTAAGCCTCATTCCTTTTCATGGAAAAGGAGTATTGACAGTTATACTGACAGTGCTGTTATAAAGATACCTGCGGTTGCAGTGGTTCGTAGAGTTGGCGATCAGTATAAACAAGTACAAACCGGGCTGCAGTTTGCCGAAGGCATGAAGGTGGAAGCATACTGCGGTTACGATGGTAATAATCCATTGCGGTTTAAAGGCTTTATCCGCAGGGTAAATTTTAGTGTGCCGTTAGAGATTGAGTGCGAGGGTTACAGTTACCAGCTGCGTAAGAAAGAGGGTTACACCAAAAGCTATGCATCTACAACCGTAAAGCAGCTTTTGCGTGATCTCTGTGCGGGAACTGACATTGTGCTGAGCGACAGCATACCGGATATTCCTTTAAAGAACATTTACTTCAAAAATGTAAAAGGAACGGATGTGCTTGATTATTTAAAAAGCAAATGCCTCCTTACTATCTACTTCAATTATGAAGTGCTGTATTGCGGATTAAAAATGACTGAGGCGCAGACAACTGTTAAGCATCGATTGAACTGGAATGTACTGAAGGATGATCAGCTGAAGTTTGAACAGAACAGGGAGCTGGCAAAAGTTACCATCCAGTTAGAGAAACGTGGAAAGGATGGCACAAAAACAAAATCAAAAAACGGCCCGAAAGATGGCATGTTGAAAATATTGAAGGTGCGGCATATTGACAGTGAGGCATTGATGCAGCAGATAGCAGAAGAGGAACGAAAGAAACTGTTGTTTAAAGGATATGAAGGTGTGATTACAACATTTCTGTTTCCTGTGGTTGAACCAGGTATGGCTTCTCAAATTGATGATGTTCGTTACCCGGAGAGAGCAAGTACTTATTTCTGCGAAAAAGTAGAGGGCGACTTTAACAGCAGCGGTGGCCGACAAAAAATTTCGATTGGCGCATACTTAGGATCATGACAAAAGAGGAACAAATAAGATCGGAATTAGCAAAGCTGGCAAAGAAGTATGGCCCTGATGCTACCATTATTGCTAAGGTGGTGAGTGTAAATGAGGATGAATTTACCTGTGTTGTGGATGAGGATGGTATAGAGATAAATGATGTTCGATTGCGCCCGGTGATTAACACTAATGAAAGCGTAACCATTATTCCAAAGGTTAACAGTTACGTAGCCATCACAAGGCTTGAAGATGATGAAGAATGGATGGTGATAGCAGTTGATGAAATTGAAAAGTACCGTATTGTAAATGGCACAATGTTGTTTGAAATGCACAACGGGAAGTTTTTGATTGAAAGTGGTGCGCAGAACCTGGGCAAGTGCCTCGATGATCTGATAATTGAAATACAGGCTATTTACGCACCAAAGAACAGCGCAGGTATAACAGCAATACAAACACGACTTAAAACATTGTTAAGTGGCTCTTAGTAACGCACGATTAAAAGGCAATTTGAAAACCCTGTTTGAAAACATGGAAGCCAACGGCGATACCAGAGATGAGCAATTGGATTGGTTTTGCGGTGAACTGGCAAAGGTGCTGATTGATGAGATAAAAGAGTTGCGGATACAGTACAGTGCAGGGTTGGTAGCTCCAAGTGGCGGGGGTGCAGTAACAGGAACGATAACACATACAGTAAACTAATGAAGGATTTTTTATTAGATGAGGATGGTGATTTACGTATTGAACAAGGCGATCTCGTTATCGGCTTCAGCAATCAGCAACATCAAAGCGATCTGTTGTTGATTGATAAAGGTGGCAGTAAAGAATTTCCTGAATTGGGTGTTGGATTGTTTATGCATTTAGAAAATGAAGACCGCAGTGGCTTGTTGCGTGAAATAAAAGTGCAGTTCAATGCTGATGGAATGAATGTGAAATATGTGGCTTTTAACGAACAGGGAAAGCTGGTGTTTGATGCACCTTACAAATGACAACGAAAGTATTATACGGCGAAACATTGGCTGATATAGCTGCAAGACTTGGTAATGCGGCTGCGGCGTATGACATAGCTCTTTTAAACAATATTGGAATAACGGATGACTTGGTTGCAGGAACTATACTGATAGTGCCGGATGCAATAAAGAAAAATACGGCTGCATTTAACAGCGGTGTGGCAAAGCCGCTTACGAATGAGGTAAAGGTGTTGAAAAACCAAACAGTAAGCGATTTAGCAGTGCAGTATTTAGGTGATGCTGAACGTGTGGTGGAGCTGGCGGCACTCAACAACATTTCAACAACAGAAATGCTGATACCCGGCCAAATGATAAAGATGCCGGTTGCAGATATACAAAAGCAGCGAATAGTAACTGTGTTCAACAATCCGGCAACAGCACCTGCCAGTTACTATCAAGAAACAAATGACCAAGGTGAAGTGCTGGAAGGAATTGGTTACTGGATTATACAGGATGATTTTAAAGTTTCTTAATAATGGCAAGAACAATTGCAGAAATACATAACGAGATCATTGCGGCAGTACAAGCTGATGCCACTTTAGGGGCTGAACTTACCAGTACAAGCCGTGTGAGTAAGTGGCGCACATGGAGCTACATTGTTTCTTTTGCTATTTGGGTTCATGAAAAGCTCTTTGATCTGTTCAAGCAGGAAGTATCTGAAACCATTGCTACGCTTAAACCACATACTGCAAAATGGTATGCAAGCAAAGCATTGGCTTACCAGCATGGTTTTCCGTTAAAAGAGGATAGTGATCAATTTGATAACACAGGTTATACTGATACGCAAATTGAAGAAAGCAGGGTTGTTGCCTATGCCGCTGTTGTTGAACAAACAGACCAATATGGCCGTGTGTTCTTACGAATAAAACTTGCAAGGATAAACGGTGGTGATCTTGCTCCGCTCACTGCTCCACAGCTTGCAGGTGTGCAGGAATATTTTGCACGCATTAAGGATGCCGGTGTTAAACTGGTAATTGAAAGTATAGCTGCTGATAGCATTAAAATGAACTGGCGTATTTATTACGATCCGTTAATCCTTGACAGCACAGGTAGCCGCACCGATGGCACTGCCGCTGATGTTGTAAAGAATGCCATCAAAGATTACCTGAAGAACTTGCCATTTAACGGTGTTTATGTTTTGCAATATCACATTGATGCATTGCAACAGGTAGAAGGGATCACTATTCCAATCATTGATTTGGCGCAAACAAAATACGGCTTGCTCCCATTCACCAATGTAAATGTAAAGACAACACCTGACAGCGGTTATCTGCGCTTTGCTGATGATGCGGACTTAAATATTACTTACATCGCTCAAACACCAATTGTATAGTGGCTTACTATCAGGCATATAACGTTGATTTTAAGAAGCTGGGTTTGCAGACCATGTATGAGCATTGGCGCAAGGCAAAGCATAATGGTTGGATAAAGGCAGTATTGCAGCCGTTGGTTACTCTGTACTCATTGTTTGTTATTTATCGTAATACACAACGATACAAATTGCAGATCACTCCGCAGGTGTGCTTCTTAGAAAAGGCGTTGAACGATAAATATGATGTGGAGCTGAGGCGTATTTACATTGATGAGCCGCCGGAAAAACAAGCAATTCCATTATACCGTAAAACGGAAGCAAAAAAGCAGGTGCTGTACAGGAAAAGTGAAGCAACGGAGCTGGTATTATACCGTAAAAATGAGACCTCAGTTTTTAGTGTTGATTTTCTGATTGTAATACCTGTAAGTATTGCAATTGATATGCCGGAGCTGAGGGCTTATGTTGACAGCTATAAACTTGTAACAAAAACTTACACCGTTCAATTTATATGAAACGTATTGACTTTACCAAATTAGGTGGCTTGCATACCTACCAGGATACTTTGGAATTTATGCAGGACAGTTACCGCAACTCACTTGCTTCACTGGCTGCATTACTTGGTGACAAGTTTGTGGTGAGCGGTTGTATTGATAATGGAGTGAACGTAACTGACGGATGGATATGTGTGAGTGGTGAATTGATACCATTTACAGGCGGTGCATTAGCAGCAACAGTTGTTGTTAGCGAAGCGGTGGGACAAGAGGGTTTTGAAGATGCCTCGTTAAAAGATGTTTACTATACTAAAACAGCCACGCTGGGTATTGGTGGTTTTCCATACGCAGATTTAAAGCGGCTTCCATTTGGCTTAACAAGCCTTAAGGACTTTACTGCGCAGGTAAAAAACATTTTCGATAGCATTCTTCAGTTTGAAGCTGAAGTAATACTTAGCGGTTGTGAAGTAACTGATGTTGATGTGGTGCCCGGAGAGTTAGCTATAGGTGCAGGTCTTGTATTGTTCAATGGTTCGCTACTGGTTTCTGAAACTTATAACGGTGTATACCCTGCATACTTGAAAGATGATGGTGCATGGGTTACTGCTGAGCCAGTCGCAGGGTTATTTATCAAGTTTGATCCATACACCTCTCAACGATATGTTAATGTTCTTGACCGGGCAATGACACCGGCAGGCCGCATTGTAATGATGGAAACCTTAAACGACAGGTTTGTTGCAGAAGTTGGTCGTTGGGAAATGAAAGGGTATGAATTGGTATCAGCATTACAAAATAGGGTTCCCGTTGGTTTATGGTACGATGGCATTCCTGTTGCTAACGTGAGCGATGCTTTAAACAGTATTGAAGGAAGCCAATATGGCGAAAGAACAAATACTCTTTTACAGCAACAGTTGCCTGATGTAAAATTAAAAATTGAAAAGGCTGGCGGCGGATATTATGTAAATGATACTGCTGGCGGTGGTGCAAATGTGAGTTTAAAAGGTGATAATGATAACTCCTTAGCCAGTGGATATATGGAAACAGAAAGCCTTGGCGATGGCGACCCACATAATAACATGCAACCATCAACCGTGGTGGTGTATGCTAAAAGAGTAGCGTAATGGCAATCAGAAGTGTATCAATATTAAAAAGCTGGTTTGTAACAGGTGTAAAACCGTTACAAAGTCAATTTTGGGATTGGCTTGATTCATTTCGTCATAGAGATGAGAAGATTGCGTTTTCTGATCTTACTCCTTCGTTACAAAATGACATAAACAGCGTCAGCGGCTTTCCTATAACACTCAATCCAGGAGCGGCCAGCTGGACGGCACCGGTTGATATGGTGATTGAATTTATACGTGTGTACGATCCTGCAACCATCACATTTAAAATGGGCACAACCGTTGGCGGTGGCGAAGTGTGGAACGGTGAAGAAATTACAGCTGCTAACCGGTTACTGCTGCAGTTGATTGATGTAACTGCAGGCACCACTTATTATTTCACAGGCATAACAGCTTCAACAGTCATTAAAATTTTCAAGCGATAATGAAACGGATATTTGTTTTACTGCTTTTTTCTGCAGCTGCCTTTACAGCAGAAGCACAAACAATTAAAGCAACAACGGTTACTGCAGATTACCTGTTTGCAAATGAACGGTTTTACCTGCCTGAAAGAGATACAACCTGGACACCCAGCCGAAACGGTGCAATAACACAACGGCCAGCTAATGGTATTATTTACCAGTATTTTAATGTACTTACAGGCCCTAAATGGACACCCGTTATTGGTGGCGGTGGTGCTGGTGCAGTAAGCAGCGTTTTTGGCCGTATGGGTGCGGTAACAGCTTTAGAAGCTGATTATAGTGCGTTTTATCCTGTTTTAAGCGGCACTTACAACAACCCATCGTGGATAAACCAGCTGGCATGGAGTAAGATAATCGGTGCGCCATCCACATTAGGTGGTTATGGAATTACCGATGCTGTACCCAGTTCCCGAACTATAACAATCAACGGTGTTGAATTTGATATGAGCGCAAATAGAAGTTGGACAGTTAGCGGTGGCGAAGTAAACACAGCCTCTAACCTTAGCGGCACAGGCGTTGGTATTTTTAAAGACAAAAGTGGTGTTGATTTGCGTTTCAAACGATTTAAAGCAGGTGGTACAATTACCATTACAGATAACGGAGATAGCATAACGATTGCCAACCCTGCAACGCTATCTGCTGGCCCTGCACCTATGCCCCGTGCAGGTGTTGAAATTATTGATGAATTTATGGGAGGTATCAATACAGGCATATCAAACAATTCATATTACCCACGTTCTATTTTTCAAGCATCTTATAATGGTACTGGGGCATATTCGGCTAATGTATCTGGATTTTCAGAAAGTGATATTGGAATTGTAAGGCTTACAACAGGAACTACAACATTTGGCGGTTCTGTATATTACACAAACTATTCAGATGTTTTACTCGGCACAGACACAGTTATGTATGAATACCGTTATCGTGTTGAAGACTTAAGCGATGGAACAAATACATTTTACTGTATTGCAGGCCCTTCCGGCTCTTCGGTATCTGGTATCAATTACAACGACCAGATAAAATTTTACTACACTCCATCAGGCGCATATACAGGTAGTGCAGCATCGGGGAATTGGCAATGCGCCACTGCAAACGGAGGTTCACGTACATGGACGACTACAAGCGTAACGGTAGCTGCTGATACATGGTATCGTTTAACGATTAAAGCCACATCTAACAGAGCAATATTTTACATAGATGGAGTTGAAGTAGCGAACCACACAACTAATATTCCTACAGGGTGGCTTGGGCAAGATAACCGTATAACAAAAACAGCAGGAACAACAGAGCGTTTTTTGTATTGGGATTATTTCTGGTTTAGAAAAATTTTCGCAACTCAAAAATAATGGTATGATAAAGTACGCAGTGATAAATAAAAACAGTCGTGTTGAGTTTACAAATCAGCAGGAAGCAATTTCTTATCAAAAAAGTAACGGTGGAACGATTGAACAGTTCGAGGAAGCAGAACAGCCACCTGTTGTAATTATTCCTGAAAAAGTACCGTTGTGGTGTTTGCGAACAGTATTGCGTTCGTTGGGGTTGCTTCAAACGGTTAAAGATACCATTGCGGCCATGCCTGAAAGTAATTTGAAGATAGCAGCAGAAGAAGGTTTGGAATACAGCAACACTGTTTTACGGAATAGCCCAACAACGCTGTTTATTCAATCTGTTTTGCAGTTAACAGATGCACAGGTGGACGAAATATTTATCAATGCAGATAAAGTTGAAGCATAGTGACAGATAAAAAATATACGCAATGGAAATACGAATGATACACAAGGCAATTACCTATGCGCTGGATTTTATAAGCGGCACTACTTTCATCGGTGCAATTTTTACCGGCCATACAGCATTAGCCATATTGGGTGGGCTGGCATCAGTAGCGGCGTTGATCAACCACATCGATCAGATTTATAAACGAAACAAAAAAGGAGAAAATTAATATGTGGGATAAACTTAACCGACAAAAATTTATGCACCTCGCAGCAGGTGCAGTGCTCATCTTACTTATTATACAAATCATCCTCAACAGCATTGCTATTTACTATTTAAGCAATATGCTTGGGGTAGATGCTTTTGAGCGCATTAATATTAAGATGCTGGACATTGTTAAGGATACAGTAATGATTGTACTACTGTACTTCTTTGGCCGTAACCAAAAGAACGATACCGAAAACAAAGACTAATGAAACTACTGACTGCCTTTTTACTCCTTGCCATGCTATGCAGCTGCGGCACTTTGCGCAAACTTAAAAGCAACTTTAAGTATAGTTATAAAAGTGATTCTGTTGCAGTACAGACGCAAACTGTTGACAGCACCGGCACAACTGTAAGTAAAACCGATGAACAAAGCGGCATTGATGTACAGGTTGAATTTGAACCAGGTAGTAAGGACACAGCTGTTACTATTGAGATTGTTACTTATCCGGTAACCGCTGATGATTATATACCTCAAACTATACAGGTAAAAACAAGCAGTAAGCCGAAAGGCATTAAGTACAAGCAGCAGCAAAAAAAGCAAACTGAACAACAACAAACGAGTGCTGTAAAAACCAATACAGACAGCAAGGTTGCTGTAAGTGAAGTTGCTAAAGCAAAAGAAGTTGATTTAGTTAAAAAGCGTGTGGTAGTATCGTGGTGGTGGTATTTGTTTCTGTTGCTGGCATTGCTACTTGTACTGTACCGTTACCGAAAACCAATACTTGCATTCATCAAATCAAAAATTATAATTATGAAGAAGTTCTTTTTAGTAGCCATTACAGGGCTGTTCTTATTCGGCTGTGGTGTAGCACCCGATAAAACCAATACAAAAGTTGAGGAACGGCAATCGCTCATGCGGCCTGATAATCCGCTGGATTGGGAGCATGTATATGTTGACAGTGTGGGCAAATATGCTGTGTTGAAACAGGTGAATGGTAAAGGCACGTAGGTACAGATCGATACAACTTTTAAGGTGCAGAAGAAAATTGCTAAAAGTACTTTTTGGATTCAAATGAGTTCAAGGCATGTAAAGCAGTTTATGCAGTTTATCGATTACTTTCCTAAGCAGGCTTTACCCGGCATTGTGCTTATTGTTGTTTTCCTTTCAATGACGATTTACACCTTATACAAAAACGGCTGGCACATCAGTGGGTTGAGCTTTGGTGCTGCATGCGCTTTTGTATTTACCCTCGGTTGGTTTATTTGGATGATACAACATACCCCTGCTGATTTAAGTGATAACAACCGAAAGCAGCTGAGCCGTGCTGAGTATGAATATTGGATGAAGAAAGACCCCACCTTCGACACATACTGGCTGGAGAAATGGGAGCGCAACGAGCTAACAGGTATTACTAATCCAAATGCTAAGAAATGATTATCCTCTCTCTCTTGTTTTTTGCAATAGCAGCAGCATGCAGTGCTGTAATGGACAGGGTTGAAAACGAACCTGCTTTTTACAAATCTGTTTTCCGCTATAACGATGCGAAATACTGGCTGAAAACAGAAAGCTGGAAGCATGCGAAGCGGTTCTTCGGTTGGAAAGCTGATGCGTGGCATATTGCAAAAAGTGTGATGGTGATCTTTTGTGCATTGACTGCACTAACCTATGTGCCGGTTGTTGGATGGTTTGCTGACTTATGTATTTATGGCCTTGTTTGGAATATTACGTTTAACCTTATGTATAACAGGCTGTTTAAACAATAATTTTTCTCATGCAGTTGGTTTTGGTTGGCCTGCTGTATCTACAGCGGGCCGTTTATTTGGGAGTACAGGCAAGTAACACTCAAATAAACAAGTATGAAAATTCAGTTAAAGACCCCGATCACCTATTATGGTGGCAAGCAAAAATTATGTAGTAAAATTCTTTCAATTATTCCTCCTCATCTTCTTTACTGTGAATCGTTTGTTGACGGTGGTGCTGTTTTCTTTGGAAAAGAGCCGAGCGATTCGGAAGTGTTGAACGACACGAATAAAGAACTGATCAACTTCTACCAGGTTGTTAAGAATAAGTTTGTTGACTTGGAGACGATGATCCGTGTCACGCTTCATAGTAGAAGGCTGCATGCCGATGCATCAGTAGTTTATAACAATCCTCATTTGTTTGATGAAGTAAAACGGGCATGGGCTTGGTGGGTACTGGCTACTCAAAGCTTCAGCAGTATTATCGATGGCTCTTGGGGCTACGATAAAAAGAGCAACACTACCAGTAAGAAGGTAAGCTCAACAACCGGGCTGCTTACGAAAAGATTATTGCGGCTATTGAGCGATATTTGA